CTTATCACATGACTTGCAGAGGAGACGAACATGTCAACAAAAGATAAATTAGAACAAGTCCTCGAAATGCTCGTAAACGAGGAAAACGATAAGGCCAGCGAACTTCTACATGATGTGTTTGTTGAAAAAGCAAAAAACATTTATGCAGAATTAGTTGAGTCTGACGAAAAAGTCGAGGATGACGTAACGAATGAAGACGTTGGTGGTGATCCTGAGCAGGATCTTGCTGACGAAGTTTCTTCTAATGAAGAAGAAATTGAAGCGGAAGAAATGTTCTCTGAAGAGGACATGGACGACGAAGAAGCCGCTAAAGACTTAGAAGCCGAAATGGCGCCAGAAGAAGAACCAGCAGAAGAAAAAGCAGAAGACGTTAAAGACGCAATGATGAATGTTGAAGATGCAATGGCTGAACTAAAATCAGCGTTTGCAGATATGACAGGCGACAGTGCAATGGACGACGAAGCCCCTGCTGAAGAAGGCGACATGGAAGAATCTAAAGAAGAGTCAACAGAAGATGCAGTAGAAGAAACTACTGAGGAATCAAAAGATGAAACTTTAGAAGAAGACTTCGAAGATCTTGAAGAAGCCGCTTCACTATCACAAGTTAAAATGCCAAGCGACCCAGTAGGTGCTGACAGTGGTGCTCAAAAATCACCAGTGGCTAGCAAGAATGATATGGGTGGCAAAGCAGTAGACATGGCTGGTAAAGAAGAAAAAGGTGCTTCTGCACCAAAGGCACAAGATATGGGTGCTACTACTGAACCAGAAATGCGTGAAGTTAAAGCCGATCACAAAGACGATTCGGATAATAAAAAATCGCCAATTGGATCATAAGGGAAATATAAATGATTGCTCTTAGAGAACACTTAACATTTGGTAAGGCTGGTATTGTTACTGAAACATTAGATGAAGGTAACGGTAAAAGCCTCTATATGAAGGGTATTTTCATTCAAGGCGACGTTGTTAATGAAAACGGCAGAAATTATCCAACACACGAGATAAGTTCTGCGGTTAAAAACATACAACAAAGAATAAGCGAGGGTTACTCCGTACTTGGAGAAGCAGATCACCCAGATGACTTACAAGTCAACATTGACAGAGTGTCACATATGATTACTGATATGTCAATGAAAGGTTCTGATGGCGTTGGTAAACTTAAAATTTTGCCGACACCAATGGGTAATATCTGTAAAACCATGCTAGAAGCAGGGGTAAAACTCGGTGTAAGTTCACGAGGAAGTGGCAATGTTGGTAATGATGGAAAAGTTTCTGATTTTGAAATTATCACAGTAGACATTGTCGCTAATCCGAGTGCGCCAAATGCCTATCCAGACCCAATTTATGAAAACATCATGAAAAATAAACGCAAGAATATTTTGCTTGGTGTTGCTGAAGCGGTAGGATATGACGTAAAGGCACAAAAGCACCTCCAGAAAGAGGTCTTAAGATTCATTCAGGACCTAAAATACTGAGGAGAATAAACTATGGCTGATGCTTTCGAAGAACTATTAGGCAGTGATACTCTTTCAGCAGAAGTAAAAAGTACTCTCTCAGAGGCTTGGGATGGTAAACTTGCAGAGGCAAAGGAAAAAGTTGCCGCTGAATTGCGTGAAGAATTTGCTACACGTTATGAAAATGACAAAGAGCAAATGGTAGAAGCAATGGACAAGATGCTTAACGATGTAATTAAAAAAGAATTGTCAGAGTTTAGCGAGGACAAAGCAGACCTTGTTAAAGCGAAAGTTGACTATACTGCTAACGTCAAAGAGCATGTAAAAGTTCTAAACAAGTTTATACTCGAGACTTTGAAAAAGGAAATTTCAGAACTAAGAGAAGATCGCAAGGCCCAAGAAGACAAATTCGGCAAATTAGAGGAATTTGTTCTTCGCCAACTTACTAAAGAACTTAAAGAGTTCCACGATGACAAGCGTGACCTAGTTAACACAAAAGTCAAACTTGTTAAAGAAGGTAAGAAAGTTATTGCTGAAGCCAAAAAGGATTTCATTAAGAAAGCCGCAACAAAGATTGAAGGTGTCATGGAGTCTGCACTGAAAGGTGAGATTGGACAACTTAAAGAAGACATTAAGGCCGCTCGTGAAAACGAGTTTGGTCGTAAGGTATTCGAATCTTTTGCCGCTGAATTTATGACTTCACAATTGGCAGAAGGTACAGAAATGAGCAAACTCAATGCTAAGATTGATGAAATGAAGGCTGAACTTGAAAAAAGAGAATCAGCACTCAAAGATTCAGTTAAAGTAATTGAGGAAGCACAACGTCAGGCTAAGGTCGCACAGGACCTTGCTGAGCGTGAGAAAGTTATGGGTAAATTACTTGCTCCGTTGTCAAAAGACAAACGAAGCGTTATGGAAGATTTGTTAACCGGCGTTAAAACTAACAAATTAAATGAGTCTTTCAATAAGTATTTGCCAGCAGTTATCGATGACAAACCAGTTGCAAAACAGGTTATCAAAGAAAACTCACAGAAGACTGTGATTACAGGTAACAAAGATGTTGTGAAAGAAAGTGTAGACACTAACGGTGACTCACAAGCAACTATTTTAGACCTTAAAAAACTAGCCGGAATTAAATAAAAAAAGCGTAAGGAGTTAAAAAAATGGCAGACGCATTATTTGAGTCAAATTGGACAGCCGCAAAAGAGGCCCTTACCGATGGTCTTACAGGTAATAAAAAGTCTGTAATGGAAACTGTGTTAGAGAACACTCGTTCTTCATTGATGGAGGCGGCTTCAGCCGGCGCCACTAATGCTGGTAACGTTGCTACTCTTAACAAAGTAATACTTCCAGTAATCAGACGTGTTATGCCGACTGTTATTGCTAACGAGATCGTTGGTGTTCAGCCGATGACTGGTCCAGTTGGACAAATTCACACATTAAGAGTTCGCTATGCCGACACAGCGGGTTCTGTAACAGCAGGTCAAGAGGCATTATCGCCTTTCAACATTGCTAAAGAATATTCAGGTAACCTTAACCAAGGTGCACCAGCAGGTGCCGCCGCAGGTACACTTGAAGGTTCTGGTGGTCAACAATTATCTATCCAAGTCTTGAAACAGACAGTTGAAGCAAAAACTCGTAAGTTACAAGCAAGATGGACTTTTGAGGCCGCTCAAGATGCCAATTCACAACACGGTATCGATGTTGAAGCGGAAGTAATGGCCGCATTGGCGCAGGAAATCACTGCAGAAATCGACCAAGAAATTCTTGGTTCACTTAGAGCACTTCCAGGTGCCGCAAGTGCTGGTACATTTGACCAGGGTAACGTAAGTGGTACTGCAACTTTCGTAGGTGACGAGCATGCCGCTCTTGCAGTTCTAATTAATAGAGCCGCAAACAACATTGCCGCAAGAACAAGACGTGGCGCAGGTAACTATGTAGTTGTTTCACCAACTGCATTGACTATCCTACAGTCAGCGACTACTTCAGCATTCGCAAGAAGCACTGAAGGTTCTTTCGAGGCACCAACAAATACTAAATTTGTAGGTACTCTTAACAACACAATGAGAGTATACTCAGATCAGTATGCGGCAGATAACACTGACGTACTTGTTGGTTACAAAGGTTCAGGCGAAATGGATGCCGCGGCATTCTATTGCCCATACGTTCCATTAATGAGCAGTGGAGTTGTATTAGATCCAGATTCATTCGAGCCAGTCGTATCGTTTATGACTAGATACGGATATTTGGAACTATCCAACGCCGCAAGTTCATTAGGTAACGCGGCCGACTATGTTGAGACTATTGGTATCAACACTACAAACTTAAAATTCTTCTAATTCTTTAGAAGTTATTTTTACAAACGGG